CATGTATCACATTTAAAAAAGCACTTTTATTAAAAAACGATTATACTTATTTAAAAAACCAAATAGAAATCACTCGTGATTCTGTTTCTATTCTAAATAGTATTACTTCAAATCAAGATACTATCATAAAAACACAGGACAGACAAATTACTTTATTTAAACAAAATGAAATAAGTTATAAAAAACTTATAGTTAATAAAGATGAAGAAATTATTTTATTTAAAAAAGAAATAAAGAAACAAAAGAAAGCAAAAATAGTATCTTATATAGTTGGTGGTTCTTGCTTGATACTAAGCTTTATTTTAGTTATATGAGTCAGGATTTAAAAGAAATAATAAAAGAAGAATACATTAAGTGTGCCCAAGATCCGGCTCACTTTATGCGTAAATACTGTAACATCCAGCATCCTCAAAGAGGACGAGTTATATTTAATCTATACCCATTCCAAGCTAAAGTATTAAGTTTATGGAAAGATAATCCGTATTCATTAATATTAAAATCTAGACAATTAGGTATATCAACATTAGCAGCAGGTTATTCATTGTGGTTAATGTTATTTCATAAAGATAAAAATATTCTTTGTATAGCTACTAAACAAGAAACAGCAAAAAACATGGTTACCAAAACCAAGTTTATGTTTGATAATTTACCTTCATGGCTTAAAATACCAGCAGAGGAAAATAATAAATTAGCATTAAAATTAAATAACGGTTCACAAATAAAAGCAACATCTGCAGCAAGTGATGCTGGTAGATCTGAAGCCGTTTCATTATTAATTATTGATGAGGCTGCCTTTATTGAAGGAATTGAACCAATCTGGGCTTCAGCTCAACAAACTCTTGCTACTGGTGGTGGAGCTATAGTTTTATCTACTCCATTTGGTACAGGTAATTGGTTTCATAAAACTTGGGTTAAAGCTGAAGCATTAGAAAATAGCTTTTTACCTATCAAATTACCTTGGTATGTTCATCCTGAACGTAATCAAGCATGGAGAGATAAACAAGATATAGAATTAGGAGATCCTAGATTAGCAGCACAAGAATGTGACTGTGACTTTACAACCTCAGGTGACGTAGTTTATTACCCAGAACATCTTGAATATATGACTTCTACTCATGTAGTAGAACCAATGGAAAGACGTGGTGTAGATAAAAATTTATGGATTTGGGAATCACCAGATTATACAAGAAATTATCTAGTAGTAGCTGACGTAGCTAGAGGAGATGGAAAAGATTTTTCAGCATTTCATGTATTTGATTTAGAAACAAATGCTCAAGTAGCAGAATTTAAAAGCCAATTATCTCCAAAAGAATTTGGTTATATGTTAGTTGGTATAGCTACTGAATATAATGAAGCATTATTAGTAGTAGAAAATGCTAGTATTGGGTGGGCAACTTTAGATTCAATTCAAGAAAGAAATTATAGAAACTTATATTATTCACCTAAAAGTGACGTAGCAACCTCTGATTCGTATTTTAGTAGATATGAAGACACATCAAAAATGACTCCCGGTTTTACTATGTCATTAAAAACTCGTCCCTTAGTAATTAATAAAGGAAGAGAATATTTAGGAGATCATAGTGTGATCATTAGATCAAAACGTTTAATAGAAGAAATGAAAATTTTTGTTTGGAAAAACGGTAAAGCAGAAGCACAATCTGGATATAATGATGATTTAGTTATGTGTTATAACACAGCAATGTATGTTAGAGATACAGCATTAAAACAAAGATCGCAAGGTATAGAATTAACAAAAGCAACATTAAATAATATACAAAGACCCTCCCAATATCAAGGAGCATATTTCGCTACAGGAACAGATAATCCATATTCTATGAATGTGGGCGGAAAGCAAGAAGATATTAGTTGGTTAATATAAATAAAATAAAATGGCAGATACAAGTTTATTTCCTAGATTAAAACGATTATTTTCAACTGACGTAATTATACGTAATGAAGGTGGAAATACTATTAAAGTAATAGATACTGATTCTATTCAAAGAAGTGGTAAATACGAAACAAATTCGTTACTTAATAGATACCAAGGGATTTATTCTAGTAATACCACATCACTTTATGGTCAACAGTTAAATGTTAACTATCAATATTTAAGAACTCAATTATACTCTGATTATGATGTAATGGATACTGATGCTATTATAGCTTCAGCTTTAGATATCATTTCAGATGAATCTTCATTAAAAAACGAAATGGGTGAAGTATTACAAATTAGAAGCTCAGATGATGATGTTCAAAAAATACTTTATAATTTGTTTTATGATATATTAAATATTGAATTTAATTTGTGGTCTTGGACTCGCCAAATGTGTAAGTATGGAGATTTTTTCTTAAAATTAGAAATAGCAGAAAAATTTGGTGTATATAATGTTATACCTTACACAGCATATCACATTGAACGTCAAGAAGGATTTGACAGAGAAAATCCAATGTCTGTAAGATTCAAATACAACCCAGCAGGATATGTTGGTGGAGCAGGTGGTTATGATGTTCCTAATAGTACACCTAAAGAATCGGGCGGTATTTATTTTGATAATTATGAAATTGCTCATTTTCGTTTATTGACTGATGTTAACTATTTACCTTATGGTCGTTCATATATTGAACCAGCCCGTAAATTGTTTAAACAATACACACTAATGGAGGATGCTATGTTGATACATAGAATTTCTCGAGCGCCTGAAAAGCGAGTTTTTTATATTAATGTTGGTTCTATTCCTCCGAATGAAGTGGAAAATTTCATGAAGAAGACTATCACTACAATGAAAAAAACACCATATATGGATCCTGCAACTGGTGAATATAATTTAAAATATAACATGCAAAACATGTTAGAAGATTTTTACATTCCAGTTCGTGGTAATGATAGTACAACTAAAATTGATACAACTAAAGGTTTAGAGTATGATGGTATTAAAGATGTAGAATATTTAAGAGATAAATTATTTGCAGCTTTAAAAGTACCTAAAGCGTTTATGGGTTATGAAAAAGACTTAACTGGTAAAGCAACATTGGCTGCAGAAGATATTCGTTTTGCTCGTACAATTGATAGAATTCAACGTATATTATTATCTGAATTATATAGAATAGCTTTAGTTCATCTATATGCTCAAGGATATAAAGGCGAAACATTAACTAATTTTGAATTATCATTAACTACTCCGTCAATCATTTATGATCAGGAACGAATCTCGTTAATGAAAGAAAAAGTAGATCTAGCTAAAAATATAATGGAAAGCCAATTATTACCTACAGATTGGATCTATCACCACATATTCCACTTTAGTGAAGATCAATTTGAAGAATATAGAGATTTAATTTTACAAGATGCTAAACGTAAATTCCGTCTAGGTCAAGTAACTGAAGAAGGCAATGATCCACTAGAAACAGGTAAATCATACGGTACACCACATGATTTAGCATCATTATATGGTAAAAGCCGTATGATATCAGATCCAGGTAATGTACCTGCTGGTTATCAAGTTGATAAAACTTTAGGTCGCCCTAAAGAAAGAGTATCAAATATTGATACTCAACAAAATGCTTTTGGTAGAGATAGATTAGGTAAAAAAGATATGAAAATCGATGATCAACCCGGTTATAATAGTAAATCATTAAATGAAAATGTTCATTTAAAGAATAAACAATTTATAACAGAAATTGAAAAAAAGTTAGTATTTCAAATAGATAAATCGAAAGAATCGTTACTTGATGAAAACCAATTGCGAGATTAATAATTAGTTATATATTTATAAATAAAACCATTACTTAAATGTTAATAAAACATTCAAAATTTAAAAACACTGGTATTCTTTTTGAACTTCTAGTTAGACAAATAACGACTGATACACTATCAGGTAGAAATTCTGAAGCTTTGAATATTTTAAAAAAATATTTTAGTAAAACCGAATTAGGACGTGAATATAAATTATATGAAAGTTTAATTAAACGTACTAATTTAACTGAAGGTAAAGCTAACATGGTTATTAACACTGTATTAGAAAATTCTAAACAACTAAATAAAACGGCTTTAAAAAAACAAAAGTATAATTTAATTAAAGAAATTAAAAATTACTATAATTTAGAAGAATTTTTTAAAACAAAACTTCCCAACTATAAAGCACAAGCTGCTGTTTATACTTTAATTGAATCTCAAAGTATTAATATCTCTACAGAAAGTACAATTGAAAATAAATTAGTTATATTAGAACATTTAACTTCATCTACTAATACTAAAAAAGAAACTAACACTAATTTAGTAATAGAAGAATTAGCAAATGAAGATAAAGATACTCGCATTTTAACTTATAAAATACTACTTGAAAAATTTAATAATAAATACGTAGATTTTAGTAGTAATAAAAAAAATATTCTTAAAGAATTTATTAATGTGGTTGATAATTCAACTAAATTAAAAGAATTTTATAATATTAAAATTAATGAAATGAAATCAGAACTCGTTTTATTAAATAAAAAAACAAAAAACGAAGTAACTAAAATTAAATTAAATGAAACACTTAATTTTTTAGTTACATTAGGTAAAAATGATAAAATAAATAATGATAATATTGTTAATTTATTACAATATTGTGATTTGATTGAAGAATTAAAAAAAGCAAATGGAAAATAAAAGTTCACTTAAAGATTTAGTCTATAAAAGATTAAAAGAAATGAGTGCTACCGGAGGCGGTGCAGGAGCAGCTACTTTCACTCCAGGTGAAGGTGCTAATTACGCTACTCCATTTGCCTTTAATCCAAATAAAAAAGCTAAAGGTACAGCCCACAATTATTACTATAAGTTAGGATTTAAACCCGTAAATGCTAAAGAGCTTCATAAAAAAGCTAAAGGTATTGATCACAAAGACTTATGGAAAGAAAATAAAGAAGAAACATCTACTTACCTTAACCAACTAAATTTACCAGATGATGGTAGAAAAGAATTTATAACAAGTAAAGTAGAAGATTTTAATACTATAGAAGATAAATTAAATACTTTACTTCCTTTATTAAAAAATGCAAAAAAAGAAACAATGGATGCCTATAAAAAAGATCCAGATTTCAAAGTAATGTATGGTACTCAATTTGCTAATACTTATTTAGACAAATTAATAACTTTATTTACAAACAAACAACAATAATATGACATTACAAGAACAATTTAACGCTATAAATAAAGGTTCAGGAAATAAAGAGCAATTCTTAAAACATGCTAGAAACTTATTTCCTCAATATTTAACTAAACATTTAGATTATAATACATCAATTAATGTATTAAAAACAAAACAAATTATTAGTGAACAAACAAATGTTGTTACTAAAGGATTTGATATCTACGATTGGAAAAAGATTCTAGCTGAAGAAACTAAAGCTGAAGAAAAAGAAACATCTAAAGAAGTTAAAAGTAAGCAAGACGCATATGATGCTACTGACGTTAAAAACGCAGACAATATTAATGGAAACGAGATCTGGAAGGGATACTATACTGAGATGAAAGACCCAGCAAACGCAGATAAAACGGGAGATGAATTAAAGAAAATAGTAGTAAAAAATTTATCTAAAGATCCTTTATACTATACTAAAAACGGTATGTTTGGAGAAAAAGGTTTAGGGTACACTGATGAAGCACCAGGTTTAGGTAAAAATACTCAACCAATATCTAAAAATGCATCTGTATTGGGTGGACGTGATGAAGTAAATTCAGATAGTGATGTTGTTAAAAATAGTTTAGTTGGTTCTACTAAAAAGAATGTTAAAGATACTTTAAGCGGTAGTGAAGCTAAAACTTTAATGCCTAAAAAAGTTAAAGAAATGGAAGTAACACCTCAAAATTCTAAAGGTGTTAAGAAAATGGATATGCCTGGTAAAGAAAAAAGAATTAAATTGAAAGAATCTAAAGCGGATGATAAAATTACTAAATACGAAGGTTATACTTACACTTTAAATGGCAAAGAAGTAAAACCAGAAATTGCATTCTATAATAATATACTTAAAGCCGAATTAGACGGTGAAATATACAGAATTAGTGAACCAATAAATGGTAAAATTGAACTTGCACCAATTAAAGGTAAAACAGGAATGTATACCGAAGCAGAACAAAAACTTCGTTCAGTAATATCTAAATTAATTAGAGAAGAACTAAAATAATATGAAATCACTATTAATAGAAACATTACCGTTTGCTGTACAACCTCAAACATTAACTGAAACTCGTAAAAGCCCTAATGGTAATTCTATAGTTGAAGGTATTTTAGCAACAGTTGAAGTTAAAAATGGTAATGGAAGATATTATTCAAAAGAATTGTGGGAACGCGAATTAGATAAATATAATGTTCTTGTAAAAGAAAGAAGAGCATGCGGTGAATTAGATCACCCAGATTCTCAAATAATTAACTTAAAAAACGTATCTCACAACATTGCTAAAATTTGGTGGGATGGAGATAACGTAATGGGTGCAATTGAAATTTTACCTACTCCATCAGGAAACATATTAAAAGAACTTATTAATGCGGGTATTAAAGTAGGTGTATCATCACGCGGAATGGGTAGTTTAAAACAGGTAGGAGAAGTACTAGAAGTACAAGATGACTTTGAATTATTATGTTGGGATTTTGTTTCAACACCATCTAACCCAGGTTCATTTATGTCTCCATTACGTGAAGGATTAGAAAAATCTAATACTAATCCATATCTTAAAGTAGATTCAATTATAACAGAAATTTTATGCTCTAATGGAGCATGTCCAATTTAATCTCTCTTTAGATAATATTCTTAAACTGAAGCGTTCCCTTAAAAAGGAACGCTTTTTGTATTTTTGATAAATACATACATACGTATAACAGAATGTGCCCAATTCTATGAGGCATTGACTATAATAAATCTTATTACACTTCGAATTTATTCACATTAAGTGTATTTCCAAACAAATTAAATTAAGGAAAAAAATGGCAAACAACAGAGACTTGCTTAAAGAAGCAATCGCAGATGCTAAAGCTGTAAAAGAAACAGCTATTGCTAATGCAAAAGCCGCTCTTGAAGAATCATTTGGTCCATTTCTTAGAGAAAAACTATCTCAAAAAATTAGCGAGATGGAAGAAACTGAAGAAGAAATGATGACTTATGAGAATCACGGAATGGAAGAAAAAGAAGAAATGGATGAAGTTTCTTTAGATGAACTTTTAGCTGAATTAGAAGACAGTGAAGTTGAGGAAGAACTTTACGAAGCTAAAAAAGAAGAAAAAGAAGAAAAAGAGGAAGAAGAAGAAATGTCTATTGAAGATATGTCTGAAGACGACCTTAAATCATTTATTGAAAGTGTTATTCAAGACATGGTAAGCGCAGGAGAACTTGAAGCTGGTCATGAAGGAATGGAAAATGAAGAAGGTGCTGAAGAAGATTCTATGGATATTGATTTTGAAGAAGATTCTATGGATATGGATTCTAAAAAAGATTCTATGGATATGGATTCTGAAGAAGAAGAAGTTAACTTAGGTGAACTTTTAGCTGAATTAGAAGGCGAATTAGAAGGCGAAGTTAAAGAAACAGCTAAAAAAACAGTTAAAGAAACAGATCACAAAGAATTAGAAGAAGCTTATTCTACAATCAAAACTCTTAAATC